CACTTTACTTCCGGAACCTATTGGTATGGCTTCAACATGCGCGAACACATTATTTTTTCGCATGAGATCGGACAAATAAGGCTGAAGCGCCCTTTGTAGCGATCCCTTTTCGATTCCAACCATAAGTGGTCGGTGAGTCCTGATAGCCATCAGAATTCTAGTGGCTGTCTCTCTGACGTTCCATCTCCCGTATTCTATTTTTCGCACCCACCACTTACCGCCGTCATCGACATGCACGACGGCAATCGCTGAATTATCCAGGTGCTTCTTCTTCGTCGCGTCCTTCACTTCCTCGAATCCGGCTGGATCGACGGCGATGTATGTGTCGCACTGTCGCGGCGGCTCCTCCGAATACTTCAGCCACGATTCCTTAAATATGTTCTCCCCCATCGTGTCGAACGATGCCATGTACTCTCGCTGGAACGCCATCGTACTCATGCTGCGCTTGGCGTTCTCGATTTCCTTCGGGTCGATCAGTTCGTTATCGTAGGTTGTCAGGTGCCACGACTTCCATTCGGGATCCTCACCGCTGGCTCCACGTTCGTAGTATTCGCGGAATAAACTATCCCCGCTATCCGGAGTCCCGATAAACAAGGCTCCGCCCTTCAGGTCGGACAGCGAGGGGCGGATAATGTCCTCCCACACCATGTCACGTACGTCTTTCATTTCGTCGATAACGGCGTAATAGACTTTCATCCCTCGGAGTGCATCAGGATTGTCGCAGCCCCTGATCCTGATTTTTACTCCATTGACGAGGGTTATCTCTCCATCATTGACGTTGCTTTTTTTGGTTACGGGGAATGCCAGCCTAACCAACAAATCCCACATGAGGGTCTTAGCCATGCCAAAAGTTGGCGCGACGTACAAAATTGTCGCATCAATGTGCTTACATTCAAGCCCTTTGATTATCACGCGCACAGCACTACCGCGAGTTTTTCCGACACGGCGTCCAGCGACCACAACTTGAAACCGCGTGGAATCGGAAAAAATCTCTTGTTGCCATTTCAGTAAATCAAATTTCAGGGTCGTACTCATAGCAGCAATCCTAACTCCTGCATGTAATCCACCGGATGCTTCGCGCTTTTCTTCAAGTTGCAAACAGAGTGCAGCAGTTGCATGTTGCTATCAATATTCTCACCACCAAGCGCAATCGGCATTCTGTGATCCAAATGGAAGTCACCATTCAATGGTTTGAAGCAGCAGGCGCACTTGCCTTTCTGCTTTTCCATAAGGATACCAACAATATCCTTCGACAACTTACCGCCAGCCATCTTACGTCTGCGGTTAATGCAGAATGTCCGTGAGTGACTGTTATTTTCCGCTCTCCATTTTTTTCTTCCGGCAGAAACCCTATCTCTGTTTCTCTCGTACCAATTCCGAAGGCATTGCGCCATTTTCTCAGGGTTTTCTTTGACCCACCTAGCTTTTATCTCCCGCGACTTCTCACGGTTTTTTTCTGCCCACACTTTTGCTGCAAGCAGATACTTTTCCTTGTTTTGAATGTAAGCAATCCTCGACCTCTCCTTATTGCAGGAGCGGCATTTGCCTGATTTCATTCTGTCGGTTGATCCGCACTTCACGCACGGTTTTGATACAATTACTGTATCCATGACGCCTCCACGATAGGTCGATTGGTAGAGGCCGGATACCGTTAGCGCGGTTCCGGCTTCGCTCATTATACGCTTTGCAACTGGTTATTTTCACTAACCTTTTGCTCAATCGTGACGCCGCTGTGATCCTCCATCGCTGGCACCGACACCTGCCCAATGACGATTGTTATATTCCCCATTCCTCCAATCGCGTTACGCGACTCACCGTCGCCGTACTTCATCCTATCCAACTTCGCCGCCGTCTTCGTGTAGTGCTCCACCTTCAACCGATTCACGCCCAACTGCTCCATACTCGCCGCAGCAACCTCCCTATCCGCAGCGTCGGCCAATACATCCGCCCTCGCTCGATACGCCAGCGCCACATCGTCAGGACAGTTCTTCTCCACCCACTCGCGGATTATCCACCACGGTATCTCGGCATCAGCCTCAGCCGATAGCCTGCAGGACAAGTCAGCGTGACTCGCCCCCTCGCTGATCCCCAACATCAGCACGTCGAGCATCCAATCCTCACCCTTAACCTCAATCAGCCGGTCAAGCGCGGCGTAACGGCGTCTGGTTAGTTTTCCCATGGGCGGAGTGTAGCGGTGTGGATAACTTTTGACAAGGGCTTTTGGCGAGATTCTTGATATAGCTAAAACTCACCCGCATCCGACTCGACCCACCCCCCCCTAGTGAGCGCTCACTACCGGAGTGAGTGCTAACCAACCAGGCGGACTGCTCGCCCAGGCTGCGCTCAATCGCCACCAATGCGCCAGCATGTAGGTCGGCATCGCATCGCAAGGGGCAACAGGGGCAGCTATCGCCTAACCCTATACGACTACCTCAACAGGGGCAACAGGGACAACAGGGGCAGGTTTTGGAAAAGTGTTTTGGATTGTCACTGACAGGGACAGAACAGAGTGAATGTGTAAGTAGTGCCGCTCATGCCTACATCGCAACAAGTGCCAGACCCGATTTACAACAAGTGCACAGTACACCGTATATCTACGTTATGTAAAATCGACTACGCGGGTACACGCACGAGTACGGTTTTGTTGAATCTTGCCATTGCATATGCTACACTTATTGCAGCAACTGCATCACTTACACACAATCCCATTAACAATCAAGGAGTTAATCATGTCTATCTCTGAATACTTAGGGCGCACTACACGCAAGGCCGGCAAGCTCGCCACGATTGCGGAAGAAATGGCGCTTGAAGGAATCGACTATGTATCCTTCCAACGCCTTGCCGGCGAGCTTCGCGCTGCTGGCTGGAGCTACAAAAATACAGGGCGCTTGCGTGTCTGGCTTGCGCCAGGTGAGACTGCGCTAACGGTGAAACTTCAGAGGCCGGCCAACATGATCTATGTTGTTGGCACTGCTGTCGCTGCTTACATTGAAGGAAAGGACGAAGTTAAGGTGAAGGATTTGCATGCTCACCTGCTGGCTGTTATCGGGCTTGACGTTAATAATCTGGCGAACAATTCGATGGAGCTTAGGTGTAAACGCAGGGAATGGATGCTGGTGAAGGCGGAAGGCGGGAACCATTGGAAGCGAATAAGTAGCGTTAATGCCTAGATAAATACAATCGAACACAGCACCGTGATCTCGGTGCTATTGTTTGGCTCATGGGACGCCGGAATTCACCGACGCCCGGACTGGAAAAGGGGATTGAGATGAACGCGAATAAGGCAATCGTTCTGGCGCGCAAGCATGTAGGCAACGGAGCGGAGATGGAATCATCCGCTCGTTTTTGCTTGGCGGAAGCTATCGATGCATCCGATAAGGGTTTCGACGAGCAGGCAGCGTTTTGGGCTTGCAAGTCACTGACGTACAGTGTCGGGATATTTGCAGGCGATTACAAGGCAGCTTGTCGGGCTGTTGGTAAGCTGTAATAACCAACTAAACCACAGGGGAAATAATCATGAGACTCGAAAAAGACATCCTTACGCAAGTTAAGCAAGCTATACGCAGTCCTTACGCATGGCCTGGCGGATATCCAGTTTATACCGTAATGGCCGATGGGGAACTTCTTTGCGCGGATTGTGCGCGTAAGAACTACCGGCAGATAGTCGGAGATACCCGCGCAAGATTTGGAGGTTCGTGGCGCGTTGCCGGTGCCGGTGTGAAATGGGAAGGCCCGGTAGAGAACTGCTGCAATTGCGGGAAAGCCCTTGAATCCGCCTATGGTGATCCTGACGACGAATAACTGAAAGTCTCCAGCTTACAGCCCATTACGTGGGCTGTAGGATGCGGATTAATGCATCGCACAACTAAACTTACTAAGGGGTTACATCATGACACGCGAAAAAACCAACAAGTTGCTGGAAATGATCGAGGAATGTTTACTAGATAAAGACACGGTAATCATGGCTTGCGTCAAATATATGTCTGAGGATGATGTCTCCGATATGATGCATTGCAATGAATTCGACACGGACGACACGGACGACGAGGAAGACGAGGAAGAAG